GGTAATGATTTTATAAAAAATAAAATAACTTTAAAAATAACTTATAATTTAAAATAAAATGAAAGTAACAATTGAAAAAATTAACGGAAAATGGACTGTAAACGGAAAAGAATTATCGGAATTAAGTATTTTGGAAATAGGATTATTAAATAGCTTTTTTAAGGCTTATAAATAGTAAAAGTATACTCACATACCTAAAATAGAAAATAATCGCTTAAAACTAATAAAAACAATAAAAAAATGGAAAATTATACTCACGAAGAATTTAAGGAAATGAAAAAAATTCTAAAAGTTAATAATAAAGATATTGCGGAGCTGCTAAATTGCACCGAGCAAAATATTCGTAATCATAGCAACCCTAAGAAAAAACTAGGAAAAATTCCGATCTCAATGTTATTTATTTACAGAAAATTAAAAAAGCCTCTTAATTGAGGCTTTTTTTTAATTACATATTTTTTGTCCAACGTTATAAATTCCGTTTAAATTAAAATTTTTCTGAACTCCTGTGCAATCATTTTCCATAACTCCAGCGGTAAAAGTTTGTCCTGTTGGAAGTCTAAATTTATTTGCTTCTAAAATAGTCGAGCAATTACAATTTAATTCTGGTTCTAAAATATCTGCATTTTCTGTGCTACAATTTGAAAAAATTGTAATTGCTAATAATAAAAAAATTTTTCTCATATTTCTAAAGTTTTTGATTTTATTCTTTCTCGCACCCAGTCGGTAACATTTGATCTAGGATCTAAATCTATCACATCATCATAAATTGTGTTATCTAAATCGGATTTTCTACAAATTTGCCTCGCATCCATAAAAGTTAAATTTTCTTGCAAAAGGTAAAGTTGAAATATTTTTTGGTCTGTGGTAATTACTGCGATCATTTTTCTATTTGTTTTAATTCGTTTTCTCTAATATTTTTAATTTCTCTTTGTAAGTAATCTAAGGCTTTTTCTAAATCTTGCAATTCATTTTGTTTTTTTCCAGCTCTACAAATGTATTTTAATACATTAAATCGGAAAAAATTAAGTTGGTAATGTACTCCAACATCGATAAGGTCATAATCTTTTCCAGAAGTGTAATGTAATGGTGTCATAATTTTATTTTTAAAAATTTCTAATAATTCGTGGTATAAATAAGTTTCATCAAATTTTGATTTTGCGTAAAGAATTTCATTTTTAAAATTTCTATTCCTGTACGGATAATTGTCGTCTAACCAAGTTTCAAATTTCATTTTAATATAATTTTGAGATATTTTTATTTATTCCGTAATCTAATAAAATATAATTTTTGTTTTCAATTCCCCAATTTTCAGCTTTGTAAAGATCGCAGTTGTCAAAATCAAATTCTGGTATTAATTCTTTTATTTTAAATACAATTTTATTCGGTACTCGTTTAACTGGGTTATATCTTTTCTGACAAACTATGCCAAAATACATCCATTTTAATTCAGCTAAACAACCAATTTGTTTATACTTATTCCAAATGTATTTTTCATTCAATCCTTGTAAATAACCTCTTTTGGAAATTGGTATTTTTATAACTATATTTTTTAAAATTATTACAAGCCTTGTTGAATATTTTAATGAAATCATCTTACTTTTTGTCATTACATAAACCCCAAAATTTAGGGTTTATCTTGTTCTGAAAGGTTAATTAATATTTTGTGACTGGCGCAACTTAATTTGTGATTTTTTTCATCTTGTCCGCAATTTTTACAAGTACCATTATGCCAAAATAGATCGCAGTTGTAAGCATCCGCCTCTCTGTTTGTGTTTACCCAGCTTTGTCTAAATTTGTCTGATGGCGCAGTAAATCGATAACAAATAGTTTTTGATGGGCAAAAGTGGTCGGAGCATTTTGAAATATCCATAAGTTATAATTTCTCTATTTCAGTTTTAACATCTTGCCAATATTTATAATGTAATTCCCTATCTGAAAATATTAATTTCATTTTAGACAATTCTTCTAAATGTAAATCAACTGCTATTAAAGCGCAATCTTTAGCATAGTCAAAATCGTGATTTTTACCTATTTGATAATATTTTTCAAATAACTCTTTTGCTTTTTCTTTTGCATTACTCATAAATTATCTAATATTTTACGAGTTCCCTCGTGGTTAAACTTCTGCACAAAATTATCGTTGTAATCAAATTCAAATCCAAAAAAACTATTGTCATCCGTATAAACAAAAACATAGTACCAATGCCAACAATCAACTCTATTAATCCACTTGCTAGGTACTTGTAAATTCTTTGCAATAGCGGAAAGGCGGTAAGGTCTGCCCAACTTTGAAAGTTGAGGCGTAATACTTAAATTGAGGCTTCTATAATCCATAACCTATCTATTTGGTTTTGACAATGTTCAATACTTGTTCCAGTTCCCATATACGATTTTTCCCAAAAAAAATCAAAGACTAATTCACTTGAAGTATAATCTCGCTCGATGTTGTAACCTCTGTAAATCATCGTGTATAAATTTCTCGAATTTCGTAATTGTATAAACCTTTTAGCTCCGCTCTTAATTTAGCTTGCTCTTCGGTTCTGTAATAATTTTCAGAGTGTTGGTTCTCTTCTGTCCAGATAAAAAATTGCTTTGTCATAATGTTATATTTTAATGTTTAAGCAAATATTAAAAGAATTTTTTTATTAAACTAATTATTTAACATAAAATCGACTTCGTAGTCTGTCCAGACCTTGCACTCAAAACCTAAATCAGTTAATTGCTTAATTCTTAACTTTTGCAACTCCGACAAAACTCCAGTCGGTTGCTTGACTTCTATAAAAATTACTTTGCCATCTTTAAGGCACATAAGATCGGGGATTCCATTGCAGGAAGTCTTAATTAGCTTAACTACTAAATACCCCTTTTCTTCCAACTTCTTTTTTATTTTGGTTTGTATTTTTGATTCCAGCATCTTGTTTAAATAGGTTAAGTGTATAATCTTTTTTTTGCAAAACTGTCTTATAAATTTTATATTCAATACCTCCTTTGGAAAATAACCAAAATATCTCGTTTTCTTTTCGCTGCATTGTAGTAAGTCGATCTCTGGACTGCCAATAACTGACACTCGAAAAGTCAATATTGTAATAGACTAAATATTTAGCCTCTTTTAAAGATATTCCCTCTCTGCCACTTACAATCTGCAAAGCAATCCATTTATCGGTTGTATTAAACTCATCCAAGTTATCGGTTAACTTATCCCCTAAAATCGATTTTAAGGCGTTATATTCCTCTTTAAATTTATAAAATATACCAATCTTTACTTCTTTAAAATTATCCCTTATAAACTCCGCTTTTGAGTAATCAATTACTTTGCTCGATCCATCCTCAAACTTACACGTTCCACTTGATAATTGATGAACCTTTTGTAGCAATTTTACTGCTGTGTCTGCTAAAATTATTTGTCCTTTTGGGTTTTTTACAACCAAATCCTTTTTTAACCTTTCAATAATTTGATAGGTTATCGGCTTCATCTCAACTTCCAAAACCATTTCATTAACTGTTGAAGTAAATCCCGCTTGCTCTTGAGTAAAAGTTAGGATGAAGTACTTAATGCGCCTTTGGATATGTTTAATATCGGCATCGCTGTAATCATTCACTTTCGCATATCCAAGATGCTTAACTTTTACATTTACAAAATCGGCAGCCCATTTATAAAAGTTTTGGTATTCCTTAAAAGGACTGTTATCACTAACCCAAAATTGATGATACCATTGTGAGTGTGATTCAGCGGTTGGCGTTCCAGATAAAAATATCATTGGCAAATGTGAATATTTTTGCTTAAATAATTTTGCTACTGCGTTTGGCTTAGGGTATGCACCAAATCTATGGTGTTCATCGTGGATCACTAAATCAAACTCTTTATTCACTAAATGTAAACTCTCATCATTGATAATTGTTAAATCAAAGTCAAATCCAAAGTTGTCGTAATCCCATTGGATGCTGGATATTGCTTTCTTTTTTGTTAAAAACAATACTCGGTTAGCTTGAAATAATTTAGCGGTCTGGAGTGCAGTTAATGTTTTGCCTGTTCTCACAGCCATACACAAATAAACCAAGCCTTTGCGCCTTAAAATATCTGCGGCTTCATTTGATAGCTTTATTTGATAATCTCGTAAAGCTC